ATTGATACAATACTGTCTGATATGCTATCATTAGCCAACATATTCCATCTGTCATCATAAGGAGCAATGTTGTTTAAAGGTGTCCCAGCACCAGAAAAACGGCAGTTCAATACTGATCCAGTTGCGCCAACTGCCATGTTTCCAGAGCCTGTATCGCCATCAAGGAAATAGGTTCCAGCAGCAAGGTATATAAAACAAGCGTCCATTGAGAACCCTGCACTAAACACAACAGAGTCTAAATCGAACATTGCTCCACCATTAACAACAAATAAATTCCTTTCACCGATAAGTACAGTGACATTACCAGTAAAAGTAAAACCACCAGATTTAACATCTTCAAATGACACGTCCGTAATCTGCATTGCGTTCATTGTTCCAATGGTGCCAGCATAGTCACATTCAGTAACAGTGGAATTAACAAACTGAAAAATACCGTTTCCTGATGTAGACGATATGTTAAACAAAGTTCCATTTGGTGCTGCAAGGCTTATCAATGTAACCTTTGATGCTCCATCAGTTTGCGTAAACATATCGCCAGACCCGGTATATGTAATGCTCGCTACAGCACTGTCTGCACCATACACAACACAATTGTTGCCAAGTACAAAACGGTCTGCTGTTGTTAAATCCGCACTTACAAGATAAGCGGTGCTGTCATTTAATGTTATAACGCCAGCAGAAGGAGATGGAAAGTCTGCCATTTCATTAACAATGACAATATTAGAGGCTACTGTTATGCCGGTTGCGTTGAATACAATGGTGTCACCAGAAGGCGCAATCTGCATACCTGTACCAGCAACCAGGCTTCTAAACAAAGGTGCTGCTGTGTTAAAGTTTGTGCAGAGGGTTACTCCAGTTGAGTCCTGTGTGAATGTATGGTCTAACTCTATACCATCTTCAGCGGATACCGATGCTACTATGCCATTGCCACCTTGAATAGTTCTGATGTATTCCTCATCGACTATCTTCTTATATACTGGGATAGCAGTTGCTTCACCTCTTGAGGCAAGTGTAGCAAGGACCCCAAACGCTGCTTTAAAGTCTTCTTTAGATATCTTTAGGTTAGTTCCGTTGTAAACAAAATCAAGATATGAGCCATCAGGCCAATCCTGAGAAGCGACAAAATTACTCTTTTTAATGTTGTTCTGTATCCTATCAGACATTATGCCTCCTCAGTGCTGGACTCAAGGCTTATTGATCCACTCTGTTCTGATTCAACTGTGGGTTCTTCAGCAGGATAGAAATTTGTATCATTACCGTTATACTCTTTGTTGCCTGAACCAATTGGTAACGTATCGGGATAACGTGTATACCCAGGCTGAATAGCTATTCTAAGAAGTGTGTTGTATCCTTCTTCTGCTGCAAGAGCTAAAGTTGCAGGTACTCCACTTGAAAGGTACTTGGGAGCAAGGCGCATTGCTAAGTTAGAAACAATACCGTCCATTGCTCCCAAAGGTACAGTGATTTCATCATCAAGACTGTTAACTTCAGTGTAACCTAAGTTAATACCTTTTGATGCAAATTGATGCATCATACGGTTCAATGTCCGTATAGCAGTTTTTGCTTCCGAAGGCTCAATTGGTGCTTCATCAGCTTTAATAACCAAGTCCTCTAAAGCATCAGTTATAATGTCGTTAACAGTTTCCATGAGACACTCCTACTTAATAACCTCTTTTTTAGTTTTCTCTTTCTTTGTCTTCTTAGCCTTTTTTTCAAGGGCCTTTAGTTCCCAACCAAGTTTGGTGGCCTGTTCAATTGAAGCATCAGTATCGTTTACCTCAAGTTCAGTGCCATCTGCTTTTATCCAAACTGCCATGTTGCCTCCATGCTAAGTGCCGGGTTGTTACACCCGGCACTGTTTATAGGTTAATGTCTACGACCCGAAACCCTGTCCAGCAAAGAAGGGATTAAAAACAGCATATGCTGGTCTTAGATCAATCCTGATCTTTTGCAGGTTCTTAGTGATGTCAGAGCCATAAGATACTCTCATTTGCAGACCATCCTCTGTAGTAAAGATAGTGTCATGGGCATACAGTTTGCGCAAGGGTACAGACCCGATGGAGTACGCCTGTTTGTGCCAGAAAAGGTTGGGCTGATACAGGGTACTTGCAGCGCCGAGAACAGTAACAACGTCAGTTGCAACCGGAGCACTGTCAACAGTGTTGTACGCACCAGTTGCCTCATAAATGGCAGGGCCAGAGACTTTAATAGTGCCAGTACCAGTACCGGACAATGTAACGTCCTCAGTGACAACACCAGAGTACACAACCTTGTTGCCTGATTCATCAACCATTGGTTCTCTGGTATTAAGGTTAAGTCTGTAGCGACCAGCAATGGTGACAACCTGACCAGCCTTAATAGGTAAATTGGCAGTCATGCCAGAAACCGCAAGAGACTGAACCATAGTGTCTTTGTGGGTTGCGTAAGTAACATCAGGATTTGATGCAAGAACACCAGCTCTATCCGCACCAGCACCAGAGGTTACAGTGCCAAGTGTAGTGGCCGTCAGAACCTTCATACCAGCAAAGTTCTCAGTGAGAATCGCTTTACGATGGGCTTCACTGATCATTCCACCAGCAGTCCCGCCAGCACCAAGTGAACGCTGGTTAGACGCGAGCTTACGCTGAGTAAACGGGTTCATTGCGTAACACCAGTCACTGTCCATCGGCACGCCAGTAGCCTGCATAATGGCTCCTGCTTCAGCAACATCGTCCCATGCATCAGCAGCAGTACCATAAGTACCAGCCAGCAAACCAGCGTTTTTCATCATGAACTTGGCAAAGTCCACTTCAAGGTCAGTTACGATGCGTTTTGCCATTGGCATTTCAACCAACTGCTTCTGCTGATCCATTTTAATTGCCTGATCAGCCTCATCAAAATTGACCCATACAGTGATGTAGTCCTGTACAGTACCAGTTGCTTTACCTGTGATGATATCAGAGGTAGAAGCAGAAGACAAATCACCGTCAGAAGTTCTAATGGATACATAGTCAGTAGGCCGTTTAAAATCTACGTTTTCACCAGTGTCCGGCCCAAACCGCCCTTTCAAAAGCTGTGTGTCAACGTTCTTGGAAAGAACCCTGTTGGATTCAAACTGTTTTAAAATTATTTTCGCAAGTTTGCGAGTAAAGTTGGATGCAAAAGAATTTGCCATTTGTCAGACTCCTATTTAAAAGTTGCGCCCCTCAACGCACGTTCCCCGTAGTCGGCAGGTTCTCCTGAACCTCTACCTGTATCCACGTCAATGGGGTCAGGGGCTTTTGTTTTCTTTGTTTTTGACAATGCTTTCGGTAATACATTTGTAACTAAATGTACAGCTTGACTAAGATTATTCATACCACTAAGCTTATCAAACTCAGTAACATTCTTCGCCAAATAGTCAACAAGCAGTGGGCCTTGCTCATGCTCAAGCAAGAAAGTCGCAAGCTGAGGATCTTTAACGTAAGCTCCAACAATGTTTTCGCTTTCCTTTAAGTCCTCTTTGTCAAGGTTCAGTTTTTCCGCATTACTATCAAAAGACTCCACGGCCTTTTTAATAGTTTCTTCATGTTGTTTCTGCTGATTCTTAACAATCGCCTGTTGTTGAGCCTCTTGAAGTTTGAGTTTGATCTGGTACATAGCGTGTTGCTTGATAATTTCATCACGCGATGCAACCTTCTTTTCATACTCCTCATCATAAGGATCAGGTAATTCAGGAATTTCAGGAGGGGTGTCATCAGACTTGTTAGCGTTTAACTTAGCCTCTAACTCTGCTACCCTCTGACGTTCCGCTTCTAACTTTGCTTCAGCCTCCTTTACTTGAAAGTGTTTCCGGTTAATTGCCTTTTGAATGGCATCCTGCTTGTCTTCTTCCGTTTCTTCGGGTGCTGACTCCGAAGCATCTTCTTGACTGTCATCATCTTCATCAATTACAGGTATATCCTGGTCGTCTTCATCGTTGATACCTTCATCAATTAGGTTCTGATCACTCAAGTTTTCCAGCAAACTGTCGTTAGAGTCTGACATAAGACTATCCTTTCCCGGCGTCTATTTACGGCTGCCGTGGGCCTCATCCGTAGCTCGCTACGTGCGTTAAAAGTTATAGTTCTTTTTGTTCTTCCAAAACTATTTGAGCTTGCTCGTCAATTGCCTTCATAATAGTAGGCGACAAGTAAGCGTCGGCTCCTGTTGCTTTAATCAATGTTGCGAGAGCTTCAGCCTGAACCTTGACATCTTCACTTTGACCTTTGATAGCGTCAAGTATCTGCTGGTTCTGTTCTTTCTGTATCTTCAACATTGATTCACGTTCTTTAAGTTGAACTTCTCGTTCTTTCTGCTGTAGTTTAATCATTTCAAGTTTAACTTTTTCCATTCTGTCACTTGTTTTTGACTTAACTTCAGCAATATCCGCTTGTGCCTTCTGTATCTCAGCTTTAGCAAGCATCATTTGTGCTTTTTCAATGGGTTCAGGCGGTCTTTGTGCTTTATCTTTCTTCTCTTTGGCTACACGTTGTTGTTCTTCCTGAGTCATCTGATCTTTAGGAATTGCTCCCTGTTTGATCATCAACCACCGTTTTCTTTCTGCTACTTCATCAATTCCCGGTGCGGTAATGTTGTTAAGTAGTATGTCACCAGCAATCTGTAAAATAGTTGGGTCAACCTTTGCAAGCTCAGTCAACGCTTTTACTGATTCTTCCTGTCTGTTCCTAAAAGCAGGTCCAATGTCACAAACAACATCATAAGTGCCTTTTGACAAGTCATTTATAACAACCGGAGACATTGTTTGAACGTCCATTATTACACGATTAATAACAGAAGTGTCATGTGACCCATCAGGATTGATCATTCTCATTTCACGGGGAGTGTCATAAACCCTTGGTATAGCGTCTACAATTAATCTACCTGTATGCTGTAAGGCCCTTTGCAAAGAGACAAAGTATTTATACGCTCCGTTGTTGCCTCTGTCCTGCAAATTGTTAATTGCCACACCAGAACGCGAAGCTGGACTATCGCCCATGTTCGCTGAAAACATGCCACCTGACGCACTGATATGGTTAATCGCAGCAGCAGAAGTCTCCACAAGACCGGGGTTTACAATAGCTCCACCTTGATATGTAGGAGGGCCTGGAACACGTTCATCAGGGTCATACAACTGAACAGACTTGTTGCTAACGTTCAACTGCTCCATGTCAGCAAGATAACTACCTACTTGTTTAGCAGTTGCCCAATACTTCGGCCTTGGCGACAATGCCACTTCTTCAATCTTACGTGATTCAGAGAAGTTTAGTACCCTGTTAGCATCTTTAAGCTTACGAACTATACCGCTATATATGGCCTTGTTCTCTGACAATTCAAAATTGTTAAGACAAGGAATAACAGGCAAGTAACGAAAAACAGTTTCCTGTTTATTATCCAACCAGTCATCACCATCAAACCTCCTTGACACAACAGAGGTTACTGCTCGTTTTCTTTCTCTTTCAACAGTGATGCCCTTTGCCTCTAACTCATCTCTTATCTTGTCAAACTTTTCGCCTTCTTCAAAGATAGCACCATTTGACATTAGATAAAGATTCCTTTTCTTACGAACTTTATAAAGTCGCTCGCCTATAAGAATCTCGCCGGGTTTGTGATGATCATAAGCAGTGCTACAATGACCAGTGTTAATTGACTGCCCTGAACCTTCTGGATACTTCTTTTCGTAGGCTTGTTTGGTCATCGCCGTTTGAATAAAACAATAGTCTGCATCGCTTGCAGTAGGTTCTTCATAATTGGGGTCAAACCAAACACGGTTAACAAAGTTAGAAATAAACTTAATTCTGAAATCTTGATCAAAGGCGTCTTCGTTGCACCAATCAGTATATACACGCCATCCAGAGATACCTGTCACAATAGCTTCCCTTGCTGCCATGTGATAAATCTGAGTAGCATTTGACATTGCTTCAATGTTACGAACCAAACCGTCCATTAGTTTAGCAGTCTTACTTGATGCTCCATGTCCAGCAGGGCGAACTTTAACAGAGAACTGAGCTTGCGACATCTCACCCATGATCTGGTCTACAATAGGTGTAATACGGTCAAAGGTGTACCTTGGCCTTTCGTTCATGATTTCCGCTAAATAGGGGTCCCACATACCCTCTGGATGATTGATAAAGTGGTCTGACTCTATTGCTTCTTCTCTAACGTCATACTCAGCATCTTGAGCTTCGTACAGATCAGTTAAGTTGTCTTTAAATGTCGCCATATTATTTCCATAAACTTTGCTGGTTTATTACAAGTCCTGGGCCATTGTCCATGTACAAAGAAGTGTTTAATTCTGTCATCGTCGTGGCATCGAACACATTAGGAGATTGTATCTTTAACTTTGACAACATCATTTCCTTTGACATTATTTGTATCTTCCCTAATCTGTTAGGTACTCTTGGAATACGGCAAGTTTCAGATCGAAGTAGGTCAAGGCACTCAATATCGCTGCTAATAGAGATAATATCAGCAGGATTTGTGTAAACCCCTTTCTCAACTGCCAAATACGTTTTAACAAAGCGATCCCTCAAGTGCCAAATCTTTTGCGCTCTCAAGTTATAAAAAGAATCCTTATTAGTACGGGACTTCATCCTATCGTATTCAGTGCCAGAGTAAATTGCTTCAGGTTCTTCTACAGTATTATTACTGTTAAAGGCGATAAAATCAGTCTTTGTACCTTTAAAAGCACGCTCAACTTGGTCAATAAAAGGTAAACCAATACCATTAGCATCCCACACAAACCAATCAGGCTTAACTTCACGCGCATAGCCAATTGCCCAGTCAAATCCTTCGTTAACGTTACCAGTGGACTTAACCTTAGCATCTTTAATAAGTATACCGTGACGGTGAACAAGTGCCTTGTCATCAGGCCCCAAATCCGAAGGATCGTGCGCAACAATCTCAGCACCAGTAGGCTCGATTTTAAGTTTTTTGTGAGCATCAATTGCTGCATCAAACCATTCAGCGTGAATTACAGCATTTTCAACAGTGTCGTTGAAGTGTCCCAACCAAATATGATCATACTCTGCTGTTGACAAAATCTGCTCATCTAACTGCCTTTCAAGATCAAGTGTCTCAGGCATCCAAGGGTTCTCATCATAATTCGTCCACACAATGTAGTGCAAATCATCTTCATAAATGCCGTTCTGCAACAACTCTTTATAAAAAGGTAAAATAAACCTCTGTGAAACGTGATCCAATCTGGACAACGGGTTAAGTGTCAACCAACATTCAGACCCTTCTTCACGCAAAGTTGGAGTCAACATCTTAAACGACTGCTGTGATATAAACTGAGCCTCCTCCAACCAGAAAATGTTAAACCCGTTAAACGACTTAACCCCTTCTGCACTACGGGCAAGTCCTTTAAAACGAAACTTACCACCGTTTTGATGCTCAATAGTCGCTTTATGAATCTTAAACTCATCAAGCTGTCTTCTTTGTATCAAGTCAGACAACAAAGAATGCACACTATCTTCTATAGTGTTCTGATGCTCCCGAAAACAACCAACCTTGTACCCGTACCTGTCCACCAAGTACAACAGAATCTCCGCAACGGAGTAACTTTTAGTTCCTGACCGCCCTCCAAAGGCAATTTTAAACCTTTTCGGAGTGGACAAAAAAGGATAAAGTTTATCAGTTAGTTGTAGTGTCCTGTCCTTGGTCGCAATCATCGCTTGCTTTAGCTTTCTCTTTGATAGTATTCTTAATGTGGTGTACTTCCAACTTCCATTTATCTTCTGTTGTCTCGCCCTGCTCAAACGCTGAGTTCACAACCACCTGCTGTTTTGCTCCATAAGCTCCACTGTACACCTTTTCTAAGAAAGTGACAGAGGACAAGGAACCTTCGGCCTTTTCCAATACAGCAAGATGTTCTCTTTTCATTTGGGCAATTGCAAAAACTTCAGCCTGAGCAAACTCAATTAACTTGTCAAGCGACAACCTATGTCCTTTAAACAAGAAAGACAACAAAGTTGCCGACCACCCGATGCTGTTTGCAACATCTTCCAGAGACAACCCCAACCCTCTTGAATATACATATTTCTCAAGATTGTATGGTGTAATATATTTGTCGTTGAAACAATCGGACTCCCTTTCAAATAGAGAGAAGTTTTCCTCAGCGAATACAACCACCTCCTCCCGGTCTGAATCAGTCTCCAGGGCAAGAAAAATAAGGTGGTCGAAGGTTGAAAAGTGTCTTTTGTCCATTGTCCTTTTGCCTTTTTGGTTAATATCGTGGAACAATTGTCAATTGTTCCATGCTCTCAGTATAGGGGGTAAAATTTTGTAAGTCAAGGAAAAAGTTAGGTTTTCAATGTTTTTGAACCGGGTTGTTCCACGGAATGTTTCACGGAGAATGTTAGGTAAGGCTAACTTGTTACTTGCCGTTTGACACGTTTTACTGCCAATTTTTATATATAGAGAAGGCGAAACCGATCGACAATTGAAATCGGCGCTGATTTACAGAAAACACAAGAAAAATGTAGGAATTAACAATGAACAAAAGGCAACACAGAAAACACAAGAAAAATGTAATGATCACCACTTGCCGGTTGCCAGTTGCCGGTTGCC